CGCTGGTGCTTTAGTTTTTTCAAACATTTTTATTTATGAGGTCACTGTTGCCGGAACGACAGGTGACACGCCACCGCCTTATCCAGATAACTACACCGCTTACCCGCCTTCAGCGCCTTTTATGAATGGCACGGCAGAGTTTCGGTACGCTGGTAATTGCGAGATTATTCCTTACGACAGTTTGCCGGAAACTGGGCAGACGCTAGATATTCTGAACGTCAATGTGTTTTGGGGAAACAGCCGTTATCCGCTGTCTTATATGCCCTGGACACAGTTCAACGCACAATTACGCTATTGGCAGAACTACATTGGTCGGCCTGTAGCATTTTCAGTTTTTGGTCAGAACCAGATTTACATTTCTCCGATTCCTGACCAGGTTTACACCATCGAAGTCGATACAACGATTTTGCCTGTGCCGCTGGTTAATGGCGCAGAGGTGGACAGCATTATTGATCCGTATACAACACCTGTTGCTTACTACGCAGCGTATACGGCGAAGTTCAAAGAACAGTCTTATGGCGAATCTGAAATTTTCTACCAGCAGTATGTCAGCAAGGTTCGCTCTGTACTCAACACGACGTTCACAAGGCGAATGCCTGACCCTTATAGCACTCCGTTCTAACTATGGCTGCGACAGAGCAAAAGAAAAGCTACGAGGTAGTCAAGAACTTCAGAGGTGTTAACACCAAGGCTAACCGCACGGCTATTGATAAGGATGAGTTTTCCTGGTTGGAAAACGCCATGCCTATTGGGTATGCAAACTTAAAGATTGTTCCGACTTACACCACTGCAAACGTCACATTTGCCAACACTGTTACAACCCTAACATCCTGCAACATCAACAATTCGGATTTAGTTTTAGGGTTTAGCGAAGACGGTCGCGCTGAAGCTGTCAATTTAACAGGTTACACAAAAAGTAATGTTGCTGTTACTGGCACGTTCTCCAATAGCGGAATTAACGTCACGCAGTGGAAAAGTGAAAGGGCGCTCATTGGTGATCCTCGAAAAGGCGTTTATTCTTGGGATGGCACTAATCTTGTGTCTATTGGTTCTGTTGGATCAATAGCGATCACTAAGGCTGGCACTGGATACACAAGCACACCCGCCGTTATTATCTCTGCCCCCAATGAAACTGGTGGCGTTCAGGCAACGGCTCAAGCGACGATTACTGCTAATGCGGTTACGTTTATCACGCTAACAGACGCAGGATCGGGCTACACATCTCCACCAACCGTAACCATTACTGGCGGCGGTAGCGGTAATGCAGCCACAGCAATTGCCAGCTTGTCTACGTTTAAGACAGGTACTGTTTCGGTACTGGTAACAAACGGCGGCACTGGTTATACCAACGCAGCAAATACAACTGTTACTTTTGCTGGTGGTGGTGGCGCTAATGCGGCAGGCACAGCGATCTTGTCAGGCGGTCAAGTTACCCGTGTGATCATGACCAATCCTGGTGATGGCTACACTAACAACTCGAACATTACCGTTACGATTGCTGGTGGAGGGGGCAGCAATGCGACAGCCAAAGCGGTCATCCTTACCGACCCAATCTCAGGAATTGAAACCTTCTCAGGACGAACTTGGGTTAGTCAGGGAAGAACGGTTACTTATTCTGCTGCTGATAGCTACAGCGACTTTACAAGCGTTTCTGCTGGCGCACTTACTCTGACGGATAACACGCTTCATAGCAATATTGTTCAAATTCTGTCGGCTAATAACTTTCTGTACATCTTTGGCGAAGACAGCATTAACGTCTTTTCCGATGTTAGAGTGACAAGTCTTGGCACGACGATTTTCACAAATACCAACGTCAGTGCGTCAGTTGGTACTAGACTGCCAGGCGCTATTTTCCCGTTCTTCCGTTCAGTATTATTTATGAACGAATACGGTGCTTATGCGCTGGTAGGCTCGACCACATCAAAAATCTCAGACCCGTTAGATGGAATCTTCCCAGGAATTGATTTCACCACAGCAGTAATTACTGGTGGTCAGGTGCTAGTCAATAACATTTTGTGCGCGGCATTCAATATCCGCTACAACTACAACGGAACCTTTCGGTATATCCAAGCGGTCTTCTTTGATAAAAAATGGTTCTTCACTAGCCAGAATTCAAATCTAAAGTTGATCACTTCTTTGCCTGTTGCTGGCAAGATCAATATGTACGGCACAACCGGAACAGATTTGATTTTTTTGTATTCCGATGCAACAAGTACAATCGAAAGCATTATTGAAACGGCACTAATGCCGATGACCGATCCAATAAGAACAAAACAAGCGTTAAAGATTGGTATAGAAGCAACAATTTCTAGTAGCGGTCTTTTGTCTACGACGGTTGATAGCGAAACAAGTTCTAGCCCACCTTATTTGCTTGGAAACTTTGTTAATTGGATTAATAATTTCGGAAACGTTATTCCTTGGATAAATAATTCTTCCGCAGAAATTGATTGGATTGGCGGTCAAGGTTATGTTTTATATAAGACTGACGCGCAACAATGGGGTAAGTATCTTGGTATGACCGTTACTTCTAATTCATCAGCAATGGTGATTAACGGTTTTGAGTACGAACATGAATTGAGAGTGAGGTTCTAAATGCCAGTTCCAAATACATTTGCCACTGCTACAACGTCGATACCGTTGTCGCAGTTGGATGCCAATTTTGCTACCCCTATCACGTTAGGTAATACTGCGATTCAGCTTGGTAATACGGTTACGACGCTGAACAACATGACGCTTGCTAACGTCACCATTAACAGTGGCTCTATTAGCGCAAACGTGGCAAACGCAACAACTGACAGCGTGAACGTGGCTGGCTATATGGGCTTGCCACAGAATAGCCAAAACGGTAACTACAACGTGGTAATTGCTGATGCGGGTAAACACATCTATCACCCAACAGGCCAGGCCGCAGCTACCTATACTTTCCCCGCAAACTCGAACGTCGCGTTTACAGTTGGTTCAGCGATAACGATCATTAACGGCTCTGCCAATGCGGTCACAATTTCTTTGACCACAGATACTTTGTATTTGTCAGCAAATGGCGCTACTGGCAGCAGAACATTGACTCAATGGGGCGTAGCAACAGCAGTCAAGATTGCCAGCCAAGTTTGGGTTATTTCTGGAACAAACATCACATGACAGGCGCTCTGCAAGCATTGTTGATGGTTAGCAATTTAGGCGGCGGTGGAAAAACGCCTACTGTTGACTATTTAGTAGTTGCTGGTGGGGGTTCCGGCGGCGGGTCAACAAGCGCGACAATGGCTGGCGGTGGCGGTGGCGCTGGCGGTTTTCGTACTGCAACTGGATTTGCAATAACAACGGGTATTGCGATTACCGTTACTGTTGGCGGTGGTGGCGCTGCTGTTGCAGCAAACTCCGGCAATAGCGGTAATAGCGGTTCATCATCTGTATTTTCAACAATTACATCTGCCGGTGGTGGTGGTGGTGGTTATGCGTCTGGCGCTGGAGTTGCTGGGGGTTCTGGTGGCGGCGGTGCTGCGGGTACTGGTGGTGATGGTGCTGGTGGAGCAGGAAATACGCCATCTACAACGCCATCACAAGGTAATGCTGGTGGAGCCGGATTGGTAGGTTCAAACGGTGGTCGTGCTGGTGGTGGCGGTGGAGCATCTGCTGTTGGCGGCGCAGGAACATCTGGAAATGTGGGCGGCGCGGGTGGTAATGGAACAGCTTCTTCTATTAGCGGATCATCCGTAACTTATGCTGGTGGCGGTGGTGGTGGTCAATCTAATACAGGTGGAGCCGCTGACAGTGGCGGAGCAGGTGGGTCAGGCGGTGGCGGGAAAGGTGGCTGTGATATTACGCCAGTAGCCGCCCCTGGTTCTGGAACCGCAAACACTGGAGGTGGCGGTGGCGGCGCTACTACTAATGGCCTACAAGCTTCTGGCGCTGGCGGTTCCGGTATTGTGATTATTAGCTATCCATCTACTTACGATGCGGCTGTTGCAACTACCGGAAGTCCGACTGTAACCATTAGTGGTGGCAATCGTATTTATACATGGACAGGTTCAGGTTCAATTACTTTCTAAAACATCATGGCACATTTCGCTGAATTAGACGAAAACAACATCGTTTTGCGTGTCATCGTTGTGCATAACAACGAGTTGATGGACGAGAACGGTGTTGAGCAAGAACAACTTGGCA